AATACAATGTCGAAGATGCCGAGCGCCATTAGAGTGTCCTTTTTGCCATGACCGACATCACGGCCTTGACAATTTCCACGATCTGATTGTCCCAGACTTCAGCCGCCCATGCGACTTCAGCGAACTCGTCTAGGCTAAAATCGGTCTCACGGGGATGGCGCTTCAGATGCCGCACACTTGTGTACAGTATCGTTTGCGCCACCCCGCTTAGTCGTTTGGGACTTCGTCTACCGCCGCTGCAAAGTCAATCGGAAACGCTTTGGCGAACTCAGCCACGACATAGAGGTATATGTCAGAGCGGTCACGGGCCAGCTGCGCGAAGCGCCTTCCGGGATTGATTTCACCATCACCAGGCTGAATCACATAACACCGCGCCATGATCATCAGGATTTGCAGCATCTGAGCTGGAAACTCAGGGTATGCAATCTTTAACATCTTTTCAACTTCGGGTCGAGGAAACAGATCGGATGCCTTCGGTTCGCGGAAAACGATTGAACCTGGCGTTCCTATGAAGCGCTCGATGTCGACTACGAGATTCGGTCGACCTTCTAGTTTGGGAATGTTGTCAAAGATTGAACTCAAATTATGATCCTGAAAGACCAGTGATTCCGGACACGCCAAGCTTGATGGTCGCGGTTTCGGTCTGTGTTTCTTCTGGAGTCAGGGACAGCCCTGCTTCAGTAACCATACCAAAATACTTAACCACGTTGCCAGCAACGGAACCTGCGCCATCGAGGTCGACATCGATCTCACAACCGAATCCGACTTTGCTCGTGAAAAGAGGACCAGTCGTGTTGTCGATGTACAACTCGAGGTTGACTGTTCCTGCCTGTGTCGTCGGAAGTGATGCCTCAAAAACGGCGCATAATGCGGTGGCATTGACCATGTTCTGTGTGACTGTTGTGCTGAATGACTTCGCCAGACACTGGACAGATGTGGCTGTCGTGGTCGGGAGTGCAATCGTGTCGCCGGTCAAAGCGGCAGCGGTGAAAGTGATCGTCAGTGTGACGTCTTTTGCGAGTAACGGACGGGCCATTGTGGTTATACCTCTGGAGTTATTGTGGCGATGTAGAGTTGTGATATGCCATTATCGACGCGACCATCCTGCGACACGTCGACCGATGATGATACCGATGCACGATTCAGGAAAAAGACAGGAGTCGTCGAGTTTACTGTCTGTCGGTTTAGTAGTGTATCGATTCGGTCCACGATGGCCTTGATGCGCGCCATCGAGACTGCACCAGACTGCGTGTCCCAGCACCACACCTGATGGCTTGATGTGGTCACGATGCGGCCACCACAGATCGATGTCGTGTCAGTCTGGCCAGCGTCAGTGTGACGAACGACGATGTAGGGAACCTGTGGCTGTCGAAGGCTGATCGGGTCCTTCTCAGGTGCTAGATACAGGTATATGCCCTGCTGGTACGATGGCGATCTGTTGTCTACCGCCAGCAGTCCCTGGAGCGTTGCATCAGCTGTGAGTGTGTCATAGATCCACTCATCCACGACTAAGGATTCAACCATTGAAGTACTTCCTCACCACGCCTGTGAAAACATTCCATGCCTTTTCGGATGCTGGTATCGCGAACGGTCTGTTCTTCTTGAACTCCAAGATCTTGCCATAAGGCGCCGCGATGCTGATCACATACTCGTATGCATTGACCTTGCCGATGGTGATCGATGTCCGAAGATTACCAGTAGCCACCGCTGGTGCTTGTCCTGGCGCGGATGCTTGATAAATCGTTTGCGTACCTGGCAGCTTGTACCTTCGTCCTGACTTTGGTCCAGTCATGAGTGCGATCATGCCAGTGTACGAAGCACTCACCGCATTCTGGAGAAAAACAGCCAGCATGCGAAAACGTTGCTCCGCGTCATCGAAGCCGGACAGGTCGACCTTGACGGTCACGGTGCCAAGACCTCGATGAGCAGTGGTCCGAAGCGTCGCACGGTAGTCGACACGGTGAAGGACAAAGTCAGACGCACGACAGCTGCTGTCGGGTATGCGGCAGGGTTCAGGACCGTCACAATGCCCTGTGAGGAGAGAGACTTCGTGAGCGTGGCACTTCCTCCACCGAATGAATACGCGACGCCTGTAGCGGCTGTCGTGTATGTCGCCGCGAGAGTGCCTGTCGTGATGTCAATCGGAGACCCGTTGTCATCGACTAGGCGCAAAACGTAAGTGTGCCAGTCTCCGGTCCAGGCTGCGAGCTGCACAACCTGTTCCGGGTCTTCGGTGATGTTGATGATGTTTACACTCATACTGGCCTCACATACAATCTCAATGGTCCAAAGATCTGCGTGTCGGTCGCTCCGGTTGTCCTGGTCACAGTCACAGTGTACGTGCCAGACGTCGCGGTCACCGTAGTCGTAAGACCGAATGATAACCGACCATTGTCGGCATACGTCGCAGTGCCAGCGTACGACGCCACGAGTGTTCCCGTTGAGCTGTAAACCTTCGCTGTGACGGTCGCACCAGTGATGTCAATGCCTGTGCCATTCGCGTCAGTGACCTGGACATCGATGCTCGTGGCGGTTCCGACGTTGACATCAAGCGGCTGATCAGCGCCTAAGCCATCAGCCAGGAGTTGATAAGGTCCGATGTGTACGCTCGTCGCAGCTGACACTGGCGTCACGAGTTCGGCATTGACATACTGGCCAAACGTGCCTACCGTTGTGTGTCCGCTTCGAGCTTCGTCCCAGACAGCGTCAGCGATAGCGCCGGAGTTTACGTTCACATTGACGTACTCGCCAAACGTTCCAGCTGTTGGATACGTTGCCCTTACCGCGTTCCAGACAGCACCAGCGGTCTGTGCTTCCGTCAAGCCACCAGATGACAGCGTGACCGTCAGCACCGCGCCGTTCGTACCGCTTGCACCTCTGACCACAATCGTGACATCAGAAGCACCAGCCGCGAATGCGGCGTTAGGGACATCAAGCCGATACACGCCGGGCACTAGGCTTGAACTTATCTCTGCAAAGCCACCTGATGTCCACGCGCCTGTTGTTGTCTGCGTGACCAGCGTTATAGCCACCGGAGCCGATTGATTGCGGACGTAGTATGCCGCTAGACCGCTCGTGTTGAATACTAACCCTGTAGCACCGAGGTAGAGCTCAACGCTTTGTGATGTTGAGCCGGGTGCGATTGTGATGGCGGATGCGTTCCGCTCTGTTGGGACATATGAGCCAACGGATGACAGATTTCGGTATGTTGCGGAACCAGTATCTGGGCTAGTTCCAGTCCACGTTACGCCGTACATATCGGCAGCCGGTGCGCCTGTTGCAATACCAGCAGAAGTGTTTGGGCCACCAAAGATAGACGAGAACATCTGGAATGTACCCAGACTGTTTTGCAGGTAATAAGGCAATATCAACCCGTGGCTGTATGTTGTTGTTGTTGTGACGCTTGTCGCAACACTATTAAGATTCACATTATTTGCTATAAAGCGATTATATGTTTGAGTAAATATATTTGCTGTACCTGCATAAATCGCATAGTCACAATTATAAAATAAGCAGTTGGATACATTAGACTGAAAACTTGAATTGCCACCAACACTTTCAATACCTGCCACCCTACAACCAAAAAATGTACAGTTGAATACTTTTACCTGACAGTTAGTATCATAAATACCACGACCAATATTGGATAGGAATAAACAGTCAGTAACCGATGTTGTGTCTGCTACGTTTTGACCTGTAACAAGTAATGCACCACTCCCACCAATAAAACTGCACTTTGAAATTGCAGCGGTTAATGCTGTACTAGTTGGTGAAGTTAGTGAGAGCATAGTACTTGTCAGGCTTGCACTTGTAAACTGGCAGTTTGTAAAACTTATATTTGTACTAGTTGTAAATGCCACTGTGCCGCCATCAAAAATAATGTTTTGAAACGACATGTAGTTCTTGCTGGTTGCAATAATTGATGTAAGTGTAGGCGATGCTCCCAGTGCAGTGTAGACAGTCCAAAGCACTGGCCCTGCCGATACACCTGTAAACTGCGACGCTGTCGGGTCACCGATAATAGATGTTGTAGCAGTCGCAGATGTCATACCAATCGTGACAGATTCGTTGTATGAGCCGGGCGCAATATAGACGGTGTCACCTGATGAAATACCAGATGCTCCTAATGCTTTGGCTAGTGTCTGCCACGCCTGATTTGTCGCTGGGCCAGTCCCTGCGTTTGCGTTACTTCCATCCGGTCTTACATAGTAAGTAGCCATTATTCAGCCGTCCCCGCTACAATTTCTTGAGCCATTACAACAGCGAACTGGTTGGAATAGTTCTGCTGAAAAGCAACATCCTGTGTAACCCACCAACCGAATACCGATGTTCCATCAGGGCCAAACGTACCGAGCAGGTTGCCATCGTTGTCCGTAATGTCGCCAAAGACAATCCAGTCACCTGCCACGTTCGGGTTAGGCTCCAGCCTGTAGTTCTGGAAGTTCATTTTCCCACCTTCAGGCTGTTCGCCCCTACACCCTTGAACGGCATCGTGAGGAACGCCAGCACACTAGACAGCGCAGCGGAGACACCAGCCGCTACCGCCTTCGAGCCGTAGAGTGCCAGCACTGCGCCGAGCTCGCTGATGTCGTGTGCTTCGGATGTGCGGATGCCATCGCCGAATACGGAAGTGAAAGCAGCTACGAAAGCCACGATCACAACGACCACTAGTCTTTTGATGCTGATACTGTTCATCTTTGTATGATCGCCTCCAAAGCGCTGACCTTGTTCTCAAGTTTACCGAGCCGTTGTTCGATGCGGCGCACTTCCTGCTGTTGTCCATCGAGCGTCGAGATGATGTGTGCCACCTGTGTCTCCAGGCGCGTCAGCCTGACCTGCAATGCCACCCAAGCGGCACCGATACTCACCGTCGTGATAAAAGCTTGGATACCGATCTGCACCCACATCTCTGGACTCATACATACACCCCATCAATAACTTCACTCATATCATGGTGCGATGGAGTCGAAGCTTGCACCACGCAGTGGATACAGTTACCCGTTTGTCCTGGCGCGAAGTCCGATGGTTTGACTGACTGCGTTAGTATGGCCGTAGTCTGATCCGATGACCTCGTAGTATGGCGCGAGGTTCTGAGGATTGCCGCTGGTGTATATTCTGTCATCGGCCTTGACTTCGATGTCTGGTGAACACGTGAGCGTCCATGTACCAGACTGCTCAATCATGCCACCGACCACGCCTTCGGTATCGCCGGTGTTGCTTATCGTGCCACGGATCTCAGCGACCTGTATCCAGTGTTGAGACACGCCACCGATGCCATCCGCCGCATTGACGGTTCGCCAGATCGCGACACGGTCAGCGTACGAATACGCCTGGATCGCGTTCTTAAGCGCTGTGCTGTAAGCTGCCGGAATCATACGAACACCATCGGTGAGAAGCGCTTCGCCTGGTCGAGACAATGCTCACGGAGCACCGCCATCTTTGCATCGACCTGTCCGTCCTTCACATCGATGAGATGCGTGATGCTGGACGCTTTGCGAATCCAGCCCTGTCGCGCAGCTGTACGGATGTCATAGCGCTCGACGTTTGCTGGACCGATGTCCTGCCATAAGAGGTCACCACTTCCATCATTGACGCTGTAGCCAAGTGTCCTGGTCCACTGCGGGAACTGCGGCTCCGTGGCGCTCGATGTCCCTGCAATGACGCACTGGTAGAGTCGACCATTTGCGACTGTCGGGATGATGATGTCGCCAACGACGAAGGCTGTGGACGCAGACCAGACAGCCCAGCGAGCGTGATCGTCCACGAGCTGCTG